CAGACAAGCAATGACAACAGCCAATGCGTAATCCAAGAATGTTTCAAAATGGGAGTTCATCATTTGCCTTTGTTGATTGGTTCAGCGAGGAGCCATTTGCTACCAAGGAATCGTACAGAAGCGACCCAAGACCGAATGTTGTGTCGAACAATATGACGTTCGATATACGGTCTATCAAAGTGTCCTCGAACCCTTTTGAGTAAAGTAGTTGGCATAGTTGATCTAGCTCCATTTGCTTAGTTGATATGTCTTGCATTTCTGCTCCTTAGACCCCGAACTGTTCAGGGCATGGGTGCATTGTATGTTGAGTTTGCTCTACTGTCTAGGTATTTCAACAAATTATTTTCTAGGGGATTTCCCTAATGCTAAAATGTTGAAAAAGCTCAACAATCTATTTATGACCAAAGAAGAAGCAATCAAATTAGCAGGTAGCCAAGCCAAGTTAGCCAAGCTCTTAGGCGTGACAAGGGGCGCTATCTATCATTGGAAAGACATCCCTGCTTTACGAATTTATCAGCTTAAAGAATTGAAACCTGATTGGTTTGGGTTATAGTAGTTTGAAACACGGCTAGGTCTGAAGTCATGAGCAGATCGAAAAGCGAACCGCACCCCGCCTGCCGCAGTTTCATTTCAGGGTGCAATTTGAGTGCGGAAAATTCAATGCATTATTACCAATTTAACATTGGTGACTACGTTAGTCACACACGTCATTTATCGCCTATTGAAGACATTGCTTACAGACGTTTGCTTGATGCTTACTATTTAAGTGAACGCCCGTTGAACATCGGTGTAACGTCTGTTGCACGTCAGATAGGTATGCGAGAGTTTGAACAAGAAGTTCGATTGGTTCTTGAGGAATTCTTTTTGCTGTCTGATGATGGTTGGACAAACCAAAGAGCAGACAAAGAAATTGCTCACTTTCATTCAAAAATTGAACAAGCGTCAAGAGCTGGTAAAGCGTCCGCTGAACGCAGGTCTAACGCCCGTTTAACGGACGTTCAACCAACCAATAACCATAAACCAATAACCAATAACCAAGAACCAATAGATATAGAACCTAAAGGTTCTTTGTCCGAAGCGGGGCTTCCGACTTGCCCTCAACAAGATATTTTGATTCTTTGGAAGAAAAACTTACCGCACCTTACGCAGCCAAGAACATGGGAAGGTTCTCGCAAAACCAACCTACGCCAACGCTGGATGCAAGCTGCAAAGCCATCAGACTATTCGCCAGAGGGTTACAAAACTCAAGACGAAGGTTTGAAGTGGTGGGATGGGTTTTTTGCTTACATAGCCAAAGACACCTCGCTTGCTAAAGGCTTTGAAACTAAAGGCCGCACTTGGTTGCCTGACCTTGAGTGGGTGGTAAACGCTACAAATTTTCAAAAAATCATTGATGGGAAGTACGACAAATGAGTTTTCAAAAAGCTACACAGACGCCAGAAGTTCAACAAGACACCATGTGCCAAGCACATGAATGTCCTAATCGGTGGACTGTTGACAATGGCAAACGACTTTGTTCAGCACACGCATGGTCGCCATTTAGAGAATGGGAAAACATTACTAAACGTGAATGGGCAGCTTATCGCAATCGTGGTGACCGCAACAACTACGAAGCTATGTCGGTCAACATTAAAGTTCCAGCTCGCAAAGTTTCTGAAGAAGAAAAACGTCAAATTATTAACAATTTGCGTAATTTGATGCGGGAGAAGCGCAATGCGTAACCACTACAACCATGAAGAACTTGAAGCAGCACGAATCCTTGACTTGGTACGCATGGGTGACGATTCTGTGCCTTGGACAGCAATAACTTGGGCCTTATGGGTTTTAGGCGATGCAATTGGATTGAGTTAAAATTCTTATGCGGCTACCTTTAGCGGGGGAAAAGACGATTCATCACCGTCCTGCTGCAATTTTTTTAGTGATGGCTTCCACCAATGATGAGGTGCGACATGATTACTCAAGCATATCTGCAAGAAAGATACAAATACTTAGATGGTAATTTGTATTTTGCAAAAGAAGGTTTTGGAATAATTAAAGGTTCTAAAGCTGGTTGTGTTAAAAAAAATGGATATGTAAATATCCGAATCAAACAAAAAATGCTCAAATTACATAGAGTAATTTTTTTGTTTCATCATGGATATATGCCTGAATACATAGATCACATTGATGGCAATCCAAGCAATAACAAAATTGAAAATTTGAGAGCAGCAAATGCTTCACAAAACGCTTGGAATGCTCAACTAAGAAAAGACAATGTTACTGGAATCAAAGGCGTAGGGTTTAATAAAAGGTCTGGCAAATTTAGAGCAAGAATTGCAGTCAACAAAAAAACAATTCATTTAGGACATTTTATTGATATAAAAGATGCAGAAGCAGCCGTAAAAAATGCAAGACAAAAATACCATAAAGAGTTCAGTTGTGATGACAGCAGATCAAATTGAATTTATGAAAGATTGCGAAAGTAGAGAATGGGTGGAACGCTATCGCAAGAAAGCTAAAGAGCTTGGCTATGGCGAAGCTAATGCTTGGTGGGCAGACACCATCGAGGCTATTGAAAAAAAGCGTGGCAAGAAAGAAGCTGAAAACTTACGCCAGCGCATGAACAGAATAAGGGGCAACAAATGACATTCATGGTTACTTTTCGTGTTGAAGGCCCGCCTCAAGGCAAAGGCCGCCCCAGGTTCTCAACCCGTGGCGGCTTTGTCAAAACATACACACCAAAACAGACATCCGACTACGAAACAATGATTAAAGCATCTGCAATGCTGGCAATGGGGGCTTCAGAGCCATTAGAAACGCCTGTAGCCGTGTTTTTGCACGTCACTAAGGCCATACCAGCGTCATACCCTAAAAAACGCATAGAAGCCTGTTTAATCGGTTCTGAGCGTCCAACCAAGAAACCAGACATCGATAACATCTTAAAATGCTTTCTGGATGCCATGAACGACATTGTTTACAAAGACGATAAACAAGTCGTAACTATCCATGCCACGCAGGTTTACGGCACGTTTCCCGTTGTTGAAGTGCTGGTCAAGGAGGAACTGCAATGAACCCGTTTGAAATTCTTGAGCCGACCTGCATTAGTTTTTCTGGTGGTAGGACTTCAGCTTATATGCTTTGGCGGGTCTTACAAGCTCACGATATGAGCCTCCCAAGTAATGCAATTGTTTGTTTTGCAAATACAGGGAAAGAGGATGAAGCGACTTTAAAGTTTGTTAACGATTGTTCTGTCAATTGGAATGTGCCAATTGTTTGGCTTGAGTACCAGGATGCAGAAGAATCCAAAGATCGTTGGAAGCAAGTTTCTTATGAAACAGCCAGCCGCAATGGTGAGCCTTTTGAAGCGGTAATTCGCAAGAAAAACTATTTGCCAAATCCAGTTACAAGGTTTTGCACAATAGAAATGAAAATAAGAACAATAGCTAACTATTTGTTTTCAATAGGTTTATGCGAAACAAGAAGCAAAGGCGAACACATGAGTTGGGTTGGTATTCGTGCTGATGAGCAAAGACGTGCAGCAAAAATACCTCGGGATAGAACGCCTTTAGTAGCTGCTGGTGTGACTAAAGAAATGGTCGGTGAGTTTTGGCGCAATCAATCGTTTGACCTTGAGTTACCAAACATTAGCGGTGTTACCTACCACGGCAATTGCGATTTGTGTTTTTTAAAAGGCATGAGCCAAACAATGAGTTTGATAAAAGAAAAGCCAGAGCGTGCAGTTTGGTGGGCCAAAATGGAGGCGCTGGCTCTGGCAAGCAAGCCTGATGGTGCGCGTTTTCGCAAAGATCGACCTGGTTACGCTGAAATGGTGCAATACACGACCGACCAGACAACCATGTTTGATGATGAATCAATAGCTTGTTTTTGCGGGGACTGACATGAGCGAAGCGCCGCACAGAGCTGTTGAATTTATCCTTAAAACTGCCCCATTGTTTGCCAAGGCCAAGTCTGATCGGGTTTACATTGAGGAATACCGCAAGAGCAAGAAAGCATTGTTGATGCAGCAAGCCAGCTTAAGAGGCACTCAAACGCTAGCCGCCCAAGAGCGAGATGCTTATGCCGATGAGGAATACCAATCATTGCTAAAGGGCTTGGCTGCTGCTGTCGAGCAAGAAGAAACTCTCAAATGGCAATTGACCGCTGCACAGCTAAAAATTGAAGTTTGGCGAAGCGAAAACGCTAACAATCGATTTGTTGATAGGGTTAATACTTAGATAATTGTTGATAAAACTCGACTAGAATACATCCATGCCCCAAATTTCTTGGGGTCTTTTTAGGAGCTAGTATGAGCATTACAGTAGAGCAGCACTCAACAGTCATCAAGGTTGACCAAAGTGACAAGTTAATGATTGATAAGTTTGACGATGGGGCGCATCTATCTATCTTTTTCACAGGCGGGTATTCTTCAGTCGCATTGACCCATGAAGAAACCGAAGCATTGATTCAAGCCCTTCAGTTGGCATTGGAGGCAGCATGAAAAACATTGCAACAGCTTTGGTCAAAGCACAAAAAGCATTTGGCCCTGCCCTCAAAACATCCACTAACCCACATTTCCGCAGTCGCTATGCTGATTTGTCGGCTTGTGTGGAAGCAGTCATTGATGCCCTTAATAACAACGGCATTGCCTTGATTCAGCGCAATTATGAGGACAGCACGGGTGTTACTGTGGAAACCTTGTTTTTGCATGAATCCGGAGAAATCTTAGAGTGCGGCAAGCTCCACGTCCCTGCCAGCAAGCAAGACCCACAGGGTTACGGCTCGGCTCTGACCTACGCTAGACGCTACTCATTGATGGCAGCTTGCGGTATAGCCCCAGAGGATGATGACGGTAACGCTGCTAGTCGCAAAGCCCCTGCTTATGACGCTGGTCGCCTGGCTGATTGGTTGGCAGAGATTAGCCAAGCCCCCAATGCTGACAGCCTCAAATCGGTTTACACCGAGGCATTTAAAGATACGCAGTCAGACCCAGAAGCACAAAAGAAAATTATTGCAGCCAAAAACGCAAGAAAGGCGGCACTTTAAATGGAACAAAGAACAGATGATTGGTTTGCCGCAAGAATTGGAAAAGTCACAGCCAGCCGAGTTGCCGATGTGGTTGCAAAGACAAAATCGGGCTACTCAGCGAGTCGTGATAACTACATGGCGCAATTGGTCTGCGAACGGCTTACTGGCAAGCCAGCCGAGTCATTTAGCAACGCAGCTATGCAATGGGGTACAGAAACAGAACCACTAGCAAGGGCAGCGTATGAAGCAAAAATGGACGTTTTGGTTGATGAAGTTGGATTCATTGATCACCCAAGTATTGTCAATAGCGGCGCTTCTCCTGATGGACTTGTGGGTATTGACGGACTTATTGAAATAAAGTGTCCCAACACAGCAACGCACATTGATACGTTACTTAGCCAAACAGTACCTAAAAAGTATGCAGATCAAATTTTCTGGCAGATGGCTTGCACTAATCGTGATTGGTGTGACTTTGTATCTTACGACCCACGCCTCCCT